AATTTAATGCAATGGTTAAAAGTTCAACTGATATTTTTAGTGCAGAGACACGTAGTTGGATTGGCATTGGACTTGAAGTAATTGCTGGATTTGCTCTAGTTACAGGTAAGCTCACAGGTATATTTGATATAATAAAGGGCGCGGCCGGACTTCTCTGGGACGGTATATCAACTGTTGGCCGTGGATTATTTTCTTTATTGAATCCTATTGCTAAGGTAGCCGCTGCATTCGCAGTAGGATATAGTATAGGTACATTATTAAATAAGATGCTTTCAAATTTTGATTGGTTTAATAGTATGATGGATAAAATATTTTCTGGACTAGATCACATCTTAAAATATATACCCGGATTTGCAGGTGATGCGAAAGCTCGTATTGAAACAAAAGAAAAATTGGCATCTACACAAGTATCAACATCGGATGTAAATAAATCGAAAATTTCAATTCCAAAAGAACCAGCACAGACAACAATTATTAGTCCATCGGCAGTTCCACCTGAAACTACATTATCTAATTTTGCCTCGGCGACGCCGGCATTACCTAATCTACCGCCAGCTACCGCAATGGATAAATCCTCACGTTCGAACGAGATAAATAGCACATTGACATATCAAACTGCTATTTTAACACAAATACTTGAAGCATCACAAAATTTAGTATCAGTTAACAGAGATATTCTTAAATATGCAAAGGTACATTCATAATGACATGGAAAAAGTTCTTCAAGCCCGTTAACTCGGTATTACCAGCAACGCAGAGAGTAATCGATAGTACATCGGCCTACGCATCCACGTCTAAATATAATAATTGGCTTCCTGAAGTTTATGCTGGCCCGCCAGACAGATTGCAACGCTATGCAGTATATGACCAAATGAATTTTGATCATGAAATTCATGCAGCACTAGATACAATTGCAGACTTTGGCACTGAACCAGATGCAGTAACTGAATTACCACTAGTCATGAAATATAATGATGATCCTACACCCTCTGAAATTCAGATTCTAGAAAAATCATTGGGGCAATGGTGCAGGCTTAATAAGATTAGCAAGCGCCTCTGGTCTATGTTTCGTGCAACATTAGTATATGGTGATCAATTCTTTTTGCGTGACCCAGAAACATTCAGACTATATTGGATTGATCCAGCTAAAGTAGAAAAGGTTATTGTAAACGAATCCGATGGTAAAAAGATTGAGAGTTATTTCATTAAAGATATCGATCTTAATATGAAGAGCTTAGTTGCAACTAATCAGTTGAACAAACTTTCTAATGGAGCATTTGGATCTAATAGTATTGTATTTTCTCCACCAATGCAAGGAAATATGAATTATATTTCCGGTGGTTATGGTGGTGCAGGTACAGCAAATTATCAAGATGGTGGAGCTACAGCAGTTGATGCCGAACATATTGTCCAATTAACGCTATCAGATGGCATGAACGCTGCCTGGCCCTTTGGATTGAGTATACTTGAGCAAATTTACAAGGTTTATAAGCAAAAAGAATTGCTAGAAGATGCAATTCTAATTTATCGTATTCACCGCGCACCTGAGCGTCGTATTTTCTTTATTGACGTTGGTACTATGCCGCCTAACAAGGCGCAGCAGTATCTCGAACGTGTTCGTTACGAAGTACAGCAAAAACGTATTCCAAGTAGAACTGGCGGTGGTGCTAATGTGGTTGATTCAACATATAATCCTATGTCTATCTTGGAAGATTATTTCTTTGCCGTAACAAGTGAAGGCCGTGGATCTAAGGTTGACGTATTACCTGGTGGTGAGAACTTAGGTGATATTGATGACCTACGTTATTTTAATAACAAGATGTTACGTGCTTTAGGTGTTCCAAGTTCGTACTTGCCGACAGGTCCGGAGGATGGTACATCATCAGTAAGCGATGGTCGTGTTGGTTCGGCGTTTATACAAGAGTTTAGATTTTCTAAGGTTGTAACTCGTTATCAACAACAGATTATTGAACCTATTGATTTAGAATTTAAACTTTTCTTAAAGCGTCGTGGCGTAACAATCGATAACAGTTTGTTTGAACTTGCATTTACACCAGCACAATCTTTCTCTGAATATCGTCAGCTTGAATTAGATTCAGCTAAGATTAATACATTTACCGCACTAACAGACATTTCGTTTGTTTCCAAACGTTTCATTCTTAAGCGTTATTTAGGTTGGACAGAAGCAGAACTTGCAGAAAATGAGCGTATGTGGAAAGAAGAGCGTAGTCGCTTAACTAAGACATTTGCACCAGATGCAGGAGTAGGTGGCGGATTAGGTGGCATGGCTGGAGGTTCAGCACCAGCCGGTTTATCTGATGTTGGTATTACAAGCTCAGGTATTGATAACATGGCACCAGACGAAGATGGCGTAGAAGGTGCAAATCCATCTGATGCCGGCCCAGAAGTTTCTGATACAGAAGTAGATAATTTCGGTCAATAGTAATGAAATTTTCTGAAATTTCTTTTGATCCAATTATATATAAAATTATTGAAACTCACTATGAAGATATAAGTGAATTATATAAATTTCTGAATGAAAATATAATTTCTGAAGACTTAAAAGGATATGATGTTGAAATATCAGAGTTACTAGATAGGTATAACAATTCTGTATCTATCGGAAATATATACACCCCTGCATTAATTGTGTTCAACATAGGTCAGAACATAATTGAAGTTCAATATTTAGAAAATGCTGAACTCAAAAAAATTTCATCTTTTGATAATTCTTATATTTTTGAGAAAAACAATAAACTTGAAAAATTTCCAAAAGATTTAAATAATAAATGGATTATTAGCAGAACACTTATATTTGATTCTATCCCTGATTTTAAACAGTTTGGCTCGGTGTTGAAATTAACATTCTCGGAAACAAAATTTATATATAAAGAATACAGTTGATGATAGAATGATAGAATGATAAATTGATAAATAGTTCATAACATTATTTTTCAAAAGAGGCACAAAAAATCTTAGCACGTGAACTATTAGTAGAATATTATGATCCTGCCGATGACGAATTAGGCAAGGCGAAATTAGATGACACACGTCGTCCACGCTTAACTATGCTTCACTTACAAAAACTTAGAAAATCACGTGATGCTGAAAAGTATGAAACTGCCCAGCATCTCAACTTCTTACCTGATATGTATGGTCAAGCACCGGAAGAAGCAGGCGGGCTATAAACTAGCTGTTTATTCTTAATTGATCGAGACTAAATAAAGCTACGAATCCGCATTTCTTAAAAGTGGCTCTTTTATAGCCATTTCCACCTATATTCCCACTCTTTGAGTTAAATACCTAGAATACTACGAAAGTAGCGATTTTGGAATTTTAACTAATCAAGGAGATTGGGCATGTCACAACAACAAAAGCTTGAAAAGGTATTGGATCTTCTTCTATCAGAAGATTCGGACCAGGCTGCTGAACTTCTCCATCAAATCATTGTAGAAAAAGCTCGTGTCATTTATGAAAGCATTGTCGAAGAAGACGACGCCGAAAATGAAGACCTTGACGAATCCGATGAAGTTGGTGGTGAGCCAAATAAGGATTTCACTGATGAAATTTCGTCTGACCAAGATGAAGTTAACTCTGACGAACAAAATGACGGCGAAGCCGGCGGTTCGGAAGACGACAGTGAAGGCAGCGATGATGAAGACGAGGAAGGCGCCATGGATAACATGGGCGACGAAATGGGCGGAGAAGGAACTACTGAAGAGCGTGTTGAAGACCTAGAGTCCCAACTTGCTGAACTTCGTGCAGAATTTGACGCACTAATGGGCGAAGAAATGCAAGAGCCACAACATGCAGACATGGCCGGCGATATGGAAATGGGCGGAGACGTTCAACCAGCTGGTGATGACATGGGTGGTATGCCTGACTTTGGTGGCGGAGCAGAAGAAAAGGTTGTCGGCGAAGTAGTCGCAACTATGTTCGAAAAGCAGAAGAAAGCCAAGCTAGAAGTAGCACCACAAAAGAAAGATGCCAAGAAGGATAAGAAGGTTGACGAAGAAACACAATTCCTTAACAAGACAGCTGACACAGGCCAAAAAGGCACAGCAAAGCTTGTTGGAACTGGTAAGAACACACCTTTAGGTGCTGAACAAACCAAGTCATCGTTTACTAACATTCCTGCACGTAAGGATTATGGCGGAAAGCCAACAAATATCCTAGGTAGCAAGTCTACTGGTGGCGAATATGGAAAGTACAATGGTGATTCAGCAAAGAATGATACACCGTCAGATAATGTAAAAGTTGAACCTAAGAAGAATAGCGTGAAAGCTGATACCACTGCAAAGTGGACCGGCGGCAAGGCATCTGGTGCAGGTTTTACAAAGTCTCCTCTAACCAAGAAGCCAGCGTAAGGATAAGGCGGTGAAAGTGGCAAATAAACTATACGAGTACCTATCGTTTGATAGGGCGCACGTAGAGCTACTCGAAGAAGATAACAAGATGACCGGTGGTAAAGATCTCTGTATGAAAGGGATCTTTATCCAGGGTGACGTAAGAAACCAAAATCAGCGTGTTTATCCTGTTCGTGAAATTGCTAGAGCCGTAACTTCTATTACTGAGAAATTAAGCGCAGGTCAATCAGTTATGGGCGAACTCGACCATCCGGAAGAGTTGTCTATTAACCTTGACCGTGTAAGTCACCTCATCACAGAAATGTGGATGGATGGTGCAGACGGATACGGTAAGTTGAAAATTGTCCCAACCCCGATGGGTCTCATTGTAAAGACATTGTTACAGTCGGGCGCAAAGTTGGGTGTTTCATCCCGTGGTTCTGGAAATGTTGGTGATGATGGTGCAGTTTCGGATTTCGAAATTATCACTGTTGACATCGTGGCACAACCAAGTGCTCCAAATGCATTTCCTAGGACAATATATGAAAGTCTTTTTAACATGAAGGGTGGTTCTAGTGTAATGAATACCGCAAGGTCTGCATTAACTGAAGCCGCTGCACAGAAACAGCTTGTTAAGGACCTTCACCGATTTATTAAAGAGTTGAAAATTTAAGGGGAACTCAAGATGGCAAAAAAATTAGATGAGATCTTGAGCGAAAGCGTTGGATTATCCGAAGATACCAAGAATCAGATCGTTGGTTTGTGGGAAGCTAGATTAACCGAAGCTCGTGAAGAAGTTGCAGCAACACTCCGTGAGGAATTCGCACACAAGTTTGAACACGACAAGGGAGTTTTAGTTGAGTCTATGGATCGTTTCTTAACAGACAAAGTCCGCGTTGAACTCGAAGAATTCGCCGATGACAAGAGAAAACTTGTCGCAGAACGTGTTGCCTATAAAGGCAAACTAGTAGAACACACAAAGATGCTAAACACATTTATTACAGAAGCTGTAGCTAAAGAAATGAAAGAGTTCTATGCCGAGAAGAAGGTAATGAAAGAGAACTTTGGAAAACTAGAAAACTTCTTATTGAAGCAACTAGCCGAAGAAATCCGTGAATTCCGTGCTGACAAGAAGTCCCTAGTGGAACAGAAAGTCAAAATGGTTACCGAAGGTAAGCAGAAGCTACAAGAAACAAAGGCACAGTTTATCAAGCGTGCAGCACAAAT